TTCATGGATTATGCTTTATCAAAATTCTAATAATGCTATAATATAATCAACTATACTAAGTAATTAAATATAATCCATGAATTACGTTACTTTAACATCTGATTTACAAACATACATGTTACGTACCGATGAGCCGTATGTAGCTAAATTACCTGATATTATTCAACAAGGTATTATCAGAATTTATAACAATGCTAAAGATATTGGTTTTGAAATTGTAGAAGACATTCCTTTAGCTAATAATAATTTTGTAATAGAAAAACCTGGTAATTGGCGTGAAACAATTAGTATGGGGTTAGTAAATGCAGGATCTATAACTTACTTATTACCAAGAACATATGAGTATTGTATAACATATCAACCAACTGTTGCAACAGTTGGAACACCTAAATTTTATTATGATTTTGCAATTAATGCTGATGGAACATATAGATCTTGGAATGTAGTACCTGCTACTAATAGAGATTGTCGTATAATTGTAGTGTACTTAGGTATACCTTTATTTGATGCTACTCATGATACTAATTTCCTAACTCAAAGATACCCTAACTTATTACTTTATTCTTGTTTAATGGAAGCATCTTTATTTTTAAACAATGAAGAAGCTAGAAATAAATACGAAATGATGTTTGGTAAAGAATTAGAAACTATTAATAGAATGAACGTTGATAGAACTACCGATAGAACAATTGTGAGAGATAAATCTTAATATGCGAGTACCTTTACTTTACAAAGCAGGCATCCTTAGAGACGGCACAACATTTCAAGATGAATATTGTGTCGATGGTCAATGGATACGTTTTGTCGGTGGTAAAATAAAAAAAATGAAGGGACAAAGAGAATTAATAAACTCTCCCCAACATGTAAGATATTTAAATGTTCAATTTGCAAATAACACTACATATTTATTTTATGCAACAGGAAACACAGTAAATAGATTAAATTTAAACTTAACTACAAGTACCTTAAGTAATAATATAGAACTACTAAATAATGGCATTAATGTAGGTTTAGTTACATGGACATCTGTTGTCTTTATTAGAGATTTACAACCATGTATTGCATTCCTAAGAACACTTAATGCAAATAACATGCTGTCTAATTATGCTGGTACATTATCTTGGAAATTATTAAATAATGATGAAGTATTAGCAGATGCACCAATAGGCGCTAACGCTAACTTAATATCAGGTGGAATTTTATTTTCTTCTCCTTGTTTATATTTATATGGTAATAACGGCACTATTCTTAGAAGTAGAACAAATGATCCTTTAGTATTTGAAGGAGGTGATTCAGGTATTTATACGATCTCATCTGATAAGCTTATTTTTGGAGCATCTGTTAGAGGTGGTAGCAATGCTCCAAGTTTCTTATTTTGGACAGCAAATTCAGTTATCTATTTAACAAACGTTGCTGATGGTAGAGACGTAAATATCCCTGTAGACTTCCAAAAAGAAGTAGTTACTAATAATTCATCTTTAATGTCATCAAGATCAATAGTTCAATATGATAGTTTATTCTTCTGGCTTGGTACTGATCGTATATTTGTATATAACGGCCTTGTGGATAGTATACCTAATACAATAAATTTAGAGTATTTTTTTGATAATGTTGACTTAGCTAAAAGACAGTTAATATTTGGTTATAAAATAGCCAGGTATGGTGAGATTCGTTGGGCGTATCCAGAATTAAAGTATGCTAATAGGTATGAGGTGGGGTGTACTAGAGAACTTGTTTATAATGTTAGAGAAAACAGTTGGTACGATACTGTTATCCAAAGAGATTGTGTTACTGTTTATGAGGGAACAGGTGATATCTTTAGTTATGGAGATGCTTGTACTAATTACCCTTATAATCCAGATCTATATTATAAAGCAATATGGAAACAAGAGGTTGGTTTTAATGAAGTGAGAGAAGATGGAAATACTATACCTATACCTTCTTTCTTTACTACTCCGTTTTATGGATTTGTAACGTTCAATCCCGCTAAGAACGGCAATGCTGTGGAAAAATATATAGTTTTATGGGAAGTAGAACCTGATTTTCCAGCCCCACCTAATTATACAAGGGCAGCTGGTGAAGCTGTTCAAATAAGTGTTAATTATCAAAAATACCCTATGACAACAGGTGTGAGTACACCCCCTCTTGATTTTCAATTAGCAGATCTCCCCTTGCATGGTTCACCTAATTTAGGTAAAATAGATTTTAGAATCCAAGGTAGGTTTATGAATATTAAGTTTTCATGCTCTTATCCATATGATGTTGGCAATATTTTATTAGAATTTAGAGAGGGAGATAACCAATGATATCTCCCTTACCTTTTCCGCAACATATTTCAGTAAAACGATGGGCAGCAGAATTAGTTAGGATATACAAAGAAGAGCGATTACCTGTCTTGTATGATGAGGAAAAATGGCAAGAATGGGGCAACATAGTAGCTGGAACAGGTGTTTTCAGAACTAACGCTATTCCTTCTACAACAACTGTAAAGAATGCAAAAAAAACAGATTCTTTTAAAAACTGGGAAGAATGGGCTAAAGCGGTATATATTATTATGATTAAGGTTAAACAGTAACGATATGAAAAAACAAAAATTAAATTACATATTAGAGCAAGTACGTAAGAAAGGTCGTAACGGCGATACTATCTTAGCTCATATAAATCCATTAGAAGCTAAAATGCTTAAAAAAGCTGGTGGCAGTGGTACAATAAACCCTAAAACAGGTCTTCCTGAATTCAAAGGTGGATTTTTTTCTAAAAGATACTGGGATAAAGGTGCTTGGAAAAGAGATGCTTTGGCGATAGCAGGGAATGTTGTAGGTAATATGATTTTACCTGGTGCTGGCGGCATAATAGGTGCTGCCGCTGGCTCTGCTGCTGGAACAAAGATTAGAGGTCGTAATGATTACGGAGGACACGCAGCTAAATCAGCCGCATTAGCTGCGATAGCACCAACAGTAGCTGGGCTAGCTGGTACTGGAGCAAATGCTATGGGTGCTACAAACGTAGGGCATGCACTAACTAAATATGGTAATGTTAATGCAATACTCCCTTCTATCGGTCTTGGCAGTAATGATACAGCTGCTTATGGTGGTAACGCACTTACGTCAAAAATGTATGGTGCAAATAGTAATGGATCTGCATTAGAAAATTATAACAGAGATCATATGAGCGGTGTTAGTGCAGGTGATGATTATGACGATGATTTAAGTTTTACGGATAAACTTGGTAGAAATACTAAGAATTTTTTAACTAAGCCTAAAAATCTATTATCACTTGGAACTACTGGTCTTACGCTTTATGATAGAATTAATGCTCCTAAACCAAAGAAAGAATTAACACCTACACAAAAAGGGAAAGCAAGTAAAGAAGAAATGTTAGCCGCAAGATTAACTCCTGCTGAAATGGCAGAACAAGAGCAATACGAATTAGCTATGGAACAGGCTCGCAGAAGAAATTCTCGTAAAAAGTTCTTACCAGAAGAGAGAATAGATATTGAGCCTTTATACAATAGAGTTAGTTCACCACAAGAATATGCACAAACAGGAAGATGGATGAATTATTATAATAATCCTAATTTTACAGGACAACCAATTAGATTCTAAATATGACACAATCATTAGATTACGGACAACTTCAAGATGCTGCTAAAAGAATATTAGCTAGAGATGCTATTAGGTTAAATAATACAAATTATAGTGCGTACCCTGGGAAAACTATATCCCCAATGTCTTCACTTACCCAAAAAGCTCAAGAATTAGAAGCTAGAAGAACTCAAAAAGGGGTTCCATATAATAGTAGTTTAAATACATTAGCTAATAAACCTAATCAAGGTATGTCTGATGGTAACATTCAAGATTTGTTAGCTGGTTTACAAAACAAACATAATGATTTTAATACAAATATAACCGAAAGAAGATTGGGTAAACAATTTCAATCTGGTTTTGCCCCATATCAAGCAAGGTACAATAATAGGTTTAATAGAGATACAGCATTACGTTTAGATGATAGTAAACTTGACTTAGAGCAACTAAATGATAAATTCAAAGATTTAGAGCATAATAAGAATAGTGCTGCGTTTAATGCAGTTAATAATTCATCTATGGGTAAACAAGCTCGTGAAAGTAATCTTATTGGTATGCAAAAAGAGTTCGGTGCTCAAAAGCATGGTATTAATAATATTGGTTTAACTGCTGAAAAAGCTAGATTTGAAGCTGA